ATAAAAATCACCTCCATGCCCTAATTATCGGCTGTTTTTCCAAATTACACAAGAGAAAAACTAACAAAAAGTTATTTTTTTTATAAAAAAGGGTTGACAGCTAACCAAAAGTTAGTTATAGTATAGACATAGCAACGAAATACAGCACACACACATCACAAATCCTAACCGAGAGTTAGGAGTCAAACGGAGGATAACAACAATGACAAACGCAACATTTACATCCAAGAAATACGACATCGTGGCTTTTGGTAACAACCTTACAGGCAGACAGGGATATGCTTACACTTGTAATTCGATGAAATATCCCGTCCTTTTGGCTAACCTTGATAAGGAACAGGAATACAAGGAAGATGGTTACAACGTGTTCGGTAACGTCGGCGTGATTTGGAGTTACAGAAATAAAGAGCATTTTGAGGTTGGCGAACTTATTTGCGATAAGGGCACATGGGGAGTTACAGGCGGAGGTGCTTGTTTATCATCAAGATTTACTTTCGGCGACATGATGTCTCTTAGCATCGGCGCAAACGCTCCCCGAATCCGAGAGGGACAGATAGTAGTTGTTTCCATGTATTCTAAGGAAAAAGAATTTGTTATTAACAGTTTTTTCAAGGTTGGTAGGGTAGACATCCATTGTATTAGAAAATGCAACTTTATCCCCTTGACCGACGAGGAAATGATAGAGATTTGCAAAGACGCGGAGCGTTGGTGCAATTAACAGGGACGGGGCGTAAGCCCCGCCCAAAGAAAAACAACCCGACAGGGATTGTATCATACACACATCAAATTTTTAGGAGGAAAAAACAATGACAAAAGGCACATTCACACCCGACGCACCCGTTTTCGAGTGGGTAGGAAGAGGCACACAGAAAAGTACGGCGGATATTAGCATTACCGAGGTAAAGGGAGGCACACAGATTATATTCCGCAACGGCACAAGGGAGTATTTCAAAGAACGCGCACAGTTGGCGGTTATGAAGAATCGAATTTACTTCCGAGGAAACGACGACGGATACAAATTGTATTGCGTGGGGCAGAAAAAGCCTAATGGTTATCTCAAATTAAGCGAGCCAACCGATATATGCAAGAAAGTTACGGAGTTTTTAGGCGATTACGCTTTAAAGTACGACGAGTTTTACAATCTGTATTACATCGAAAAAGAACACATAAAACCAAAGGCAATTTAGAGGCAAGGGGCGAAAGCCCCGAGCCCTTACAGGAGGCAGACATGGCAAAGGTAAGCGAAATGAGAGCGAAGATAGAAGAGATAAAGAAAAACGCTAAACTTCTTGAATTGATGATACTTAAAAACGACATTTCTATCAAAATGACGGAGTGTGCAAGTTTGGCGGAGTATAACGCTTATGAGAGCGTTAAAACCATGATAGAAAAGAGAATGGAGGATATAAACAAACATGAAGATTAAGAGCGCATGGACGAATGGATCATACGATGTTTTTTTAAAGATACACCGATACGTAAACAATCAGAATTTGGCAATAGAGATTCTTATAGACAAGGGACACTATTACGAGCCCTACGGAATGTTAACAGTTAACCTTAGTGAGACGTTACCCGAGGATACGGCTTACGTAGACACTAACAACATTCAGAACGCGGAGGAGTTCATTAAAGAGTACAAGTTAGGCGAATCGACAGGCGATACAAGACGGAGCGGTTTTTGTGAATATCCGCTTTACAAGTTTGATTTGGAGACAGTAAAGAAGTACGAGAGAGAGGAGGCATAGAATGAAAGTAACCATCGAGGCTATGAGAGTCAATAGACACTTAAGCGTCCCCGAGGCATCCGCCAAGTTAGGCGTAGAGAGGCAGACGCTAAGAAATTGGGAAAAGGGATTGACCACACCGAGCACAGCAAAGTTAACCCTACTTATGAATGTCTACGATTGCACGATTGACGATATTATTTTGCCTAGTAAACTAACTGAAAGTTAGGAAAGCGAGGCGACAATGACATACCCAAAGTTAGTAATGAAAAAAGCAGAACTAGAGGCGTTAGGTTTTCCGAGGGATTTTTTACACAAGGCGTATTTAAAAGGCGGTATTGCATGGAAAGCACACCCCGAAAAGCGTAACAGCGTGATTCTATTTGACACGCAAGCCCTAGAGAAGTTCAGACAGGAAACAGTAAAGATAAACCACACTATTATCACACGGAGGTAGCACACACAATGGCGGAAATTGATTTGACGTTTATTGAATTAGCCAACGCGAATTATGAACAGCGTATGGATAAGGCAAAGAGAGCAACCGAGGCAAAGGTTAAGGATAAGAAAGTTATTCAGCCACAGTTTACAGAGGGAGTACAAGAGTATTACGAAAATCTCGGTAAGAACTTGCCCAAACAGGAGTTATCAACCATGCTATCGACCATTAAGGTTGATTATCTCTTTGACGAGTTAAGACGGCGATTTGAGGGCTTAAATAGCGTTATTGAGGGAGTGACGGCGGTTGTACTTAACACCGAGCCCGTAGACGTTAGCCCCGCAAGGATTGAAGCCCTAAGAGCCGACTTTAAACGGGCGGAAGAACTAAAGGAAGAACTTAAGAAAATCATCAACGCATAGGAGGGAAACTCACAATGAAAGAATTTGACTTAGTGGCAAGCGTGGGGACGCTTACACCTATAACACTTAACTACGAGGATTTAAAGGAACAGTTAAGCAAGTTTGTAGAGAGTTATAAGACCATCATCATAACCGAGGATCAGAAACAAGAAGCAAAGGCGGACGTTGCTAACCTTAGAAAGTTAAAAACCGAGTTAGACACCAAGCGCAAGGAGATTAAGCGCGAATACATGAAACCTTGCGACGAGTTTGAGGCAAAGGTTAAAGACCTTTTAGCCATCATCGACGAGCCCATTTGGATTATTGACAACAAACTGAAAGAGTTTGAAGAAGCCCGTAGAGCAGAAAAGAAAGCCCAAATTTTGGCAATATACACCGAGGAAATAGGGGAATACAAGGACAACGTTACTTTGGATTCTATCTATAAGCCACAATGGGAAAACGCCACTTGTACCGCGTCGTCAATAAGGGCGGATATACAGGAAATCAAATTGACGATTGACCGAGAGACAAACATCATTTTGTCGATGAAATCCGAGGTGTCCGACAGGGCGATAAAAAAGTATTACGAGAGCGGGCGTAATCTTGGTATCGCGATAGACTTGATAAATCAGTACGAGGACAACAAGCGCGAAGTTTTGCGCCGACAGGAAGAAGAGGCAAGACGTAAAGCGGAAGAGGACGCGAAAAAGGCTCAAATCGAGGCGGAAAATACTAACCACAAGCGAATTATCATATCGCAAGAGTCAATGGCTAATTTGAGGCGAATTGAGCCCTCAAACGAGACAGGATTTGTAAACGTTGGAGGCGGTTTCGTCAATGGGTTTACAAACAAAGTTAACTTTGAGTTAGAAATTGACGAGAGCGAAGTCGATAACGTATTAAGGCTTTTAAGTGATAACGGATACAAGGCGAGGAGGATTTAAGGCATGGAAGAAACCAACACAGGAAAGATATACGAGGCTATATCAGCGGTTATGGCTGAAATCGGAGCGGTAGGCAAGAACAGCAAGAACACACAGCAAGGATTTGCATACAGAGGCATTGACGACGTTATGAACGCCATTAATCCCGCGATGATTGCTCATAAAGTATTTGTTACCCCAACAATCATCGACCAAAAGCGCGAGGAGCGAAGAACATCAAAGGGCGGATTGCTTATATATAGCATTTGTACCATACGTTTTCGATTTTATACAACCGACGGAAGTTACATAGAGGCAACCACCATAGGCGAGGGCATGGATTCGGGAGATAAGGCAACAAATAAGGCGATGTCAATAGCGTTTAAGTATGCGTGCTTTCAAACATTCTGTATTCCTACCGAGGAAATGGCAGAGCCCGACGCGGAAAGTCACGAGGATGTTAGCGAGCCTACACCCGTAGGCATACCGATGCCGACAGCGATAACGGATGTAGAGATAGCAAACATAAGGGCGGAAATGGAGAGAACGGGTATTTATGAAAAGACCATCCTTAACAACATGGGAATGAAAAGCATCGACGAGTTAACCCCCGCGCTTTACGTGGGAATTATGACTAGGTTTAGGGACACACCCGATAAAAAACAGGAATAAGACATGGAGACTAAGGGCGTAATAAAGCAAATCTTAGGGGTAGACGGGCAAAACATCAACTTACTTTTATCTCTAACTGACACCAACATCATAGACAACATACAGGCGTTAGCGGGCTTAGATTTGTCCGTCACATTGAAAAAGTATCACGAGAAAAGAAGTTTAGACGCTAACGCCTATTGTTGGGTGTTAATGACTAAGATTGCAAACCATCCCGACATCAACACGAGCAAAGACGAAGTATACGAGGACATGTTGAGGAAGTACGGCGTACTTTACCAAGACGAGAACGGATACATAACCATAACTGTTAAAAAGTGTGTGGATATGGATAAAATCGGCGGTCATTGGAAGTATTACGGCGGTAATGAAAAGTTTTCCTCTTACTTAATGATTAAAGGCACGTCCGAGTATGACAGGGCGGAAATGGCAAGGTTTATTGATTGCATTATTTCCGAGGCAAAGGAATTAGGAATAGAAACATTACCACCCGAGGATCTAGAGAGGATGTTAAACGAATGGCAAAGAAATTATGGAGCATCTTTACCGACGACTTAGACCATTGTATGTATACGGGTTCTCCAATAGTCGAAAGACACCATTGTTTTTATAACATGGGCGGGAAAATGAAAGAGCGATGCGAAAAGTACGGATTTATAGCCCCGTTAAGACCCGATTTGCACCCAAACGGCGTTCACGCGGGCAAGGATGCAAAAGCCATTGACAAGGATTTAAAAGAGCGTTGCCAAGCCTATTTCGAGGCGAATTACGGCACGCGAGCCGACTTTATACGAGAGTTTGGCAAATCATACCTTTAGGTAAGCCCCCGAGAGGGTTTACATAGACACTTATTAACCAAAGTTTGTTCTGACAGACAAAATGCTTAAGTACCTTCAAATACACAAATTGCATTATGACCCCACAAGAATTTCATAACACGAAAGAAAGGACGTACTTATTTTGCCTTATAAAAGCCGTTTTGTCTGTCAAGAGGAGGTGAAGTAGTGGGAAAGATTAACAGCCGTGATAAAGGCGCAAGATTCGAGAGAGAATTAGCGTCAAGGCTTAAGGATTACGGATTTAATACAGAAAGAACAGCACAGCATTGTGGAAAGAATGGAGACGCGCCCGACGTAAAAGGAATGCCCCACATCCATATCGAGGCAAAGCATCAAGAAAAGATGGAGTTATACAAGTGGATGTCACAGGCGATTCGAGACTCACAGGCGAGCGGACGTATACCCGCCGTATTCCACAAGAAGAATTATAGCGAAATCTTAGTAACCATGAGATTTGACGACTTTATGAAACTATACATCAACGCTATGGAGGGCAAGGCTTATGAATACAGCGACATCGATAGTTGATTTAATACCCGAGGGACATGATAACGCCATCGGACACGAGTTATTAACGGCTAAGTGTATCACTTTCGGATTGATACCCGACAGAATAAAGGACACCGACAGATACATGAGGAAGTTGCTACACGAAGCGAAGTTGCAAACATCTATCGTCAACATGCAAGACGGCAAAGGTTATTTTAGACCAACTAAAGACGATATGGATCTATTGCTTACATACGTAAGACAGGAGAAAGCAAGACAAAGGAACGTCGCACGTTCATTCCGCTATACGGAAAGGCTGTTAGCAGACTTCCAAGCGGGGAGGTTGGATTAGTTGAGCGATATTAAATGGATAAAAATATCGACAGAGATTTTTGACAACAGGAAGATTAAGCAGATTGAGGCTTTACCCGAAGGCGACGCGCTTATCGTTATATGGATTAAGTTGTTATGTTTGGCGGGAAACATTAATGATATGGGTTTTGTCTATTTGACAAAAGAAGTCCCATACACCGAGGAAATGTTAGCAACACAATTTGACAGACCATTGACAACGATAAAGTTAGCCCTAACCACTTTTGAACGATACGGGATGATTGAGGTTATCGACAACATACTTTGTATATCGAATTGGGAGAAGTACCAAAACGTCGATAGAATGACCGAAATTCGGGAATATAACAGGATAGCAAAGCAAAAGTCAAGAGCAAAACAAAAGTTACTTAAACAAAATGTCCTTGACACGTCAATGACAAGTCAACGCGGTCACGACATAGATATAGATATAGATAAAGATAAAGATATATATATATCGGGCGGGAGGAAAAACGGAAAGACAATAGATTTGGCTTTCGAGACTTTTTGGAATCTATACCCTAAGAAACAATCAAGGCAACAGGCGGAACATGAATTTGCAAGGGCGTTACTTAATGACGCAAACCTAACGAGCGACATGCTGATAACATCCGCGTTTAATTACGCCGAGGCGGTAAGAATCGAGAAGAGAGACGAGAGATACATAAAAGCCCCGAATCGGTTTATTTCCGACAATACATTTATTGAGTATTTATCCGAGAATTACAAGAAACCCAAGCCCAAGCCTAGTAATAACAAGTTTTTAAACCATGAACAGAAAGACTACGGCGACATGAGCGAGTTAGAAAAAGAACTTTTGAGTTACGATTAGGAGGTTTTATGGAGACGAAAGACATAGTATCACACGCGGATATTATCAAGAGTTTCGCGTTAAGTAATAGGACAAGTCAACTCGTAGACTATGCCGACACAAAGAGCGCAAGGCGAGCGAGTTATTGCATGAGGGCATGGCTAAACGAACATTTTTTTGACAACGTGATTATCATTCAGCGATTTAATGACTTGCTTTTATACAAGCCATCGAGGAAATGGAGGGGTAAGAAATGAGCACAGCGTTAGAGGTAACATTAGTAATTTTAGCAATTATGATTTTGTTCTTCTTGTTTGTTTACTTCTTAGGAATCATCGCCATAGTTGGCGGGCTTAAGAACATCGAGAAACTAATCAAGGAAAGCGAGGGCGGAAACGATGCCAATAGGCGATAAGAGCGAAGATAAAAAGCACAAATCAGCCCGAGCAATCGAGCAAGTAAGACAGGTAAGATACGACGACTATATCAAACACGGCAAGTCAAACGTAAAGCCGTGGAATGGGTTAGCGGACAGCCCTTATGGAGTGAAAAAGAAATGACAACAGTATACGCGCTATTTTGGCTTTTATACGGGGCTAACATACGGACGATAGATTTCATATTGTTTGCATACGTGGACGCGCTTTCTATCGGTTTTTTGAGCCTCTTATACTACTACGACAGAAAGGACAAGAAAAAGAAATGACATGGGCGGTATTTGCACAATGGGTAAATAGATTTTGCGTGGTTTGTTGGTTCTTATTTGTCGGCGGGATTATCTATGTGGCGATTGACAACAGGCGAAAGCCTACACAAGAGGATAACGACAATGAGATATAAATACGATTGCATCTATCAATGTGGGGATGAAGAGTGTGACAAATGCTTTTATCACGGAATTATATTTGAGTGCCCCGAGGATTGCAAAGAGTACAAAAGCCAATACAACCCCGAGGCGTTGAAGGAAGAGACATGAAATACGAATACGAGATAAAAGAGATTAGCAAGGAAGAGGCGTTGCGGATCATACAGCGTTTCCACTATTCGAGAACACTCCCAAAACTAAACAAACACTTTATAGGGTTTTTCCTTAATGGGGATTTGTGCGGAGTCGTAACACTTGGATGGGGGACACGCCCGTTACATACCATACAAAAGTTATTCCCGAGCATGACAACGGCGGACTACTACGAAATAGGGCGCATGGCTATGACAGACGATATGCCCCGCAATAGTGAAAGCCAAATGTTATCACAGTTAATTAAGTGGCTTAAAACATATCACAAAGAAATTAAAGTGCTGTTTACATGGGCGGACGGGATGTTAGGCAAAGTCGGATACGTCTACCAAGCCTCAAACTTTATATACGCGGGCTATGTGGGGGGGGAAATGTACTTGAAAGACGGATTAAAGATACATCCGAGGCAGACAAGGCAATTATTCAGCCCTAACGATAAGCGAATGACAGTAAGACCGACATTAGAGCAAATGAGGATTAACAACATACGCCATTTTAAAGGGAGACAGTACAGATACTTTTACTTTCTTTGCGACAAGAAGGAACGGAGAAAGTGGTTAAGCGAGTGCCTAATAGACCTACACATGGCGCGTCCTAAAGATAAAGACTTAGTTTGGGAAGTACGTAACAACACTAACGGACGATGGTATTTATCGGAAAAACCGCCATATGAAACAGACATGGACGATGTTAAAGAGGTTCAGATCACGAAAAACAAAAACACATACGAGCAATTATCGTTTTTTTAGAGAGGCGCAAACATGGAAAAACACGGAATCGGTATAGTTTGCCCGTATTGTGGCGGACAATCTAAGGTTTCTAATTGCCGACAAAAAGGAGACGACTTTTGGAGGCGTAGAAAATGCCTAGAGTGTGGGAGGCTGTTTAGTACGTGGGAGTTTTACGTACCCGATGCCAAGACCCACAAACAGAGGCTAAGAAGATTAGGAGGTAAATAATGGGACGCATACGACAGTTTAACGACGAATTAAGAGAATTACACAGACAGGCGGAACAAGACCCCGTTGAAATAGTAGAGGAAAACGGAGGATTTTGCGAACATTTTGGGGTATACACCTACGAAATTACAGACGAAATGATAGAGGCTCTAAAAGAGGGCAAAGCCCTTGCCGTTGATATTGGTAGGGAGTATACGGCTTTGATATGGAGACAGAAAGAAAACAACAAGTAGGAGGGAAAACATGAGAGCACCACAAATTATTTGTATCATTATTTGGGCTATGGGATTAGGGATAAGCCTAGTAAATCACGGAAAAACAGAGTTTAAGAGAGAAAGTTTTTGGAAAACCCTTACAGCAACAGCAATCGAAGTTTGCTTACTAATTTGGGGCGGGTTTTTCGGATAAGGGGGCAGAAGAATGACAAAGAATGAAACAATACAAGATTTAAAGTATTTAATTCAGAATGACGACTATGGGTCTTTACATAAAGAGGCTATTGAATTGGCAATTAAAGCATTAGAGCAATCCCCTTGTGAGAGTGCCGTAAGCCGAAGAAAAGTATTTTCAGCGATTCACAATACACACTTGCCAAAGAAATACGAAGAACCACTTTGGAATAAGATTTCGGATTTACCTTCTGTCACTCCCATAAGACCTAAAAAGTATTGGATACCAGTAGGCTATGATGATTATGGAGACGTATGTAGCTATAAATGTTCAGAATGTGGTGAGTTTAGCACTTATCTAGATAATTTTTGTTGTAATTGTGGAGCAGATATGAAAGGAGAAAAAGATGCCACATAGTTTAAGAGCAAAACTTAAGTATTTAACCATATGCGGTCATATCAGAAAAAAGGATTATGAAAGACTTTGCAAGGCGCTTGATAACGAAGGTGTATTAGACAAGATAAAGGCTGAAATAGAAGAAAGACGAGACAAGGCGACAGATGCCGAATATTGGGGTCTTATGGATGCCTTAAGAATTATCGACAAATACAAGGATAAGGGGGTTGAGGAATGAGTGGCGGAAGTTACGACTACATTTGTTACAAACTAGAGGAACAATGCGAAAACAATATGCATGATGCCGAAATGAACGACCTAATAAAAGACCTATGTAAGGTATTACACGACCTAGAATGGTGGGATAGTGGCGACATATCGGAAGAGGCGTATAGAAAAACATTATCGGCATTTAAGAAAAAATGGTTTAAGGATGATAGAGCAGAGAGGTTAAAGGGTTACATAGACGAGCAAATAGGCGTTGTTAAAAGTCAGTTGTATTCCTTGATAGGTGAGCTCCTAGCAGAAAGTGAGGAATAAATGACATTTGAGGAAATGTTATCATCATTAGGTTTTAAGCCAAAACAGGTACTATTCATACTTACAAACATGACTTTTGACAAAAGCCGTATGAGATATGTTGTTACCAAGTTCGGAAAAGAATTATTTACACTTTCTAAAGAATTTGTTGATACACACGTTACCGAAACATATGACGATAAAGGCAACAGGATACCTATTGAGGGCAAGAAAGGAGAATAAAGGATGGGGAAAATAACACTTAAGAAATGCCCATTTTGTGGCGGTGAAGGAAAATTAGTTGTATACGAGAGTGGCGTAAAAGCCGTTTGCTCTAATTGCCTTATTCAGACACCTAGTTATATAGACTGTGCAGTTACACATGCCCGAGCAGTTGAACTCGCAATAAAAAATTGGAATAACAGACGGAAGATTAGTAAAGAAGATTTGCCGTTTTAGTAAGGAAGGAGCGACAGAATGAAAGTTTTGATTGAGATAACAGAAAACAATTACAAAGAAATGTGCGAACACGGAATAGAGAGAGTGGATTTTGACATTCAAAGAATGATGAAAAACGCCATAGTTATTCCCGACAATGCTACTAACCTAGACGTGTTTACGGCGATATTTAAGGGAACACCCGACACAAGTATTTGCCCTATATTTTGCATTAGCAAGGACGATGTTAAGTGTCAATGTGATGTTGATACTTGCGCTTGCGGTGATTGGTGGGACGCACCATACAAGGGGGGTAAGTAAATGAAACAGTACAGAATATGGCTTAAAGACGGGCAATCGTTTGTAATTACAGCCGACTATGATTATCAGAATGGAAACACAATAACATTTGCCAAAGAAAAACAGGGGTATCACGTCGGAGAGGATATAGCGGAATTTAATCTTAACAACATAGGCGGTTGGGCGAGGATAGATACCATAACAACAGAAGGGGGCGAGTAAATGAAACAGTATAAAGTCATTAGATCATATCACAATGGCGAAGAAATTGACGGAACATATTTAGACGAAGCCTTTAAAGAAGGTTGGCAATTTGAGCGAGCGTCGGAATATATACCACATATCGTTCGTGTGGGAGGAGAAGAAAAAACCTTTTTTGGCTATATCGAATATATATTAAGCAAAGAAACGCCCGAAACGTCCGATAGCACCATGAGTAGAATAACGACGTTAGAAGGTGGTCAATACGTCCCCGAGGAATGGGTAAAAACACTTAATGCGTTGGGTTACGAAATTTGCACTAAAGAGGCGGTTGAGGTTGCGCGTGAGGCAATTGAGTTAAAGAAACAAACGGAGGTAATTTTGGAGGAAGAGGAATACGGCGAATACGTCCAAGATAGAATCTTTGATTTGTATGGGAAAAAACAAAGAAATGAAAAGAAATGTTGTGTGACATGCAAATATCTAAAGATACAGCCAAGCGAAGCACCTTGCGATAGATGCAAGTTTAGGAATAAATGGGAGGCAAACGATGTACCAAAATCCGATTGAATTAGTACGCAACCAAACCGAGGAAATGATGCAGGAGATTGACAGGCAAACGGGAGAAATGGTTGTAAAGGCTTGCTTAAGTCTTGGTGTAAATGTCAATAGAGACGAGTTAATTAAGATGGCGCAATATGACCGCGGACAATACGACAAGGGTTACAAGGACGGATTGACAGAGGGAGTAATAAACACGTTACAGGGGTTATTAGACAAGATAGACCGACACATGGAAAACGTCACAAGTAGCAACCCGATGTATTTATTGGGTCAACGCCATATTCGAGACATAGTAGAAATGGTGATTAATGAAACCTTGGAGGAGGGGAAGGATGATAATAGCACTTGAAATCATATTTGTGATAACAACGTTCATAGCGGGCTTTATTTTCGGAGGCGTTGTATGTGGTTCTAAGAAGAAACCCGAGGAGAAAGAAAAGCCCGTGATTAAAAAGACTACGGATCATAACCCGAAAGCGTCAATCGTTAATTTTGCAATAGTCGATAAAGAAACGAACGAACTATTAGCATATTTAGGCGGTAACGACAGGATAGTTAAAAATGACGTTGACGTGATTAGTTTTGGCTATAATGAGCCGACATTTTTAGATAAAAACGGCAAAGTTTATGTCGATGGGTTACATTTTGTGATTACGGATTTATAAGGCGGTGAAGCATGGAATTTAGCGTAAATTCACTTGAAGAAATGTGCGATTTGATGTGCGACAACAATTTACCGAGGAGGCATAGCGATGCGGACAAGAAACAAGACCTACACGGATTACGGAATCTCGAAAGACGACAAAAGCAAAATACTCTTGTTTTGCCGACGTGCAAAAGGCAACAAACAAGATAAAATGATAATAAAATCAGCCCTTGCCGAGATTGCGAGCGCATATACGGCGTTAATGGTGTATGAAGCGTTGACAGAGGGGCTTTCATACGAGAAGTTGGACGAAAAAAGAGGCTTGGTTATCGGGAAAGAGGATTTTTACGGATACAGGCGTAAAGGCATGGAATCAATAAAGCGATACATGCAATTAACAGGCAGATGGGAGGAAGAATAATGCAAGTTACAGTATGTGACAGATGCAAAAAAGAAATCACAAGTCGCCTGTCGAGCGACATATCAATAAGTTTAGAGGGACGAAGGATTGATTTATGCCCGAATTGTGAAAAAGAGTTCGAGGCGTGGTTCGGGAAATCAAACAAAGCCGAAATTAAGGCGGATAACAGTATCCCCAAAATAAAGAACGTGGGGTATAGTTCACATGATAGCGAGACGTGGTACGAGTGCCCCCATTGTAAAGAACAGATAGGAAGTTGGGCGTTATTTCACGAGGGCATCAAAGAGGGTAATGTTTTTGAGTGCCCTAAGTGCAAGAAGAAAATACGATATTGACAAAGCGGGGGCACATAATACGTGCCCCCAAATGTGCATACAAAAACAGCCTAGTTATGGGGTACGATAGAACTATGGAGATTATCACAAAAAAGATAAAGGATCTAAAGCCATATGAAAACAACCCGAGGCAGAACGACGACGCGGTAGATTACGTCGCCCGAAGCATAGCCGAATTTGGCTTTAAAGTGCCTATTGTTATCGATAAGGATAATGTTATAGTGTGCGGACACACAAGGTACAAAGCGAGCCAAAATTTGGGTTTAAAAGAAGTCCCTTGCATTGTGGCAGATGATTTGAGCCCCGAACAGATTAAGGCGTTTCGATTAGCCGACAACAAGGTATCCGAGTTTTCCGAGTGGGATTACGACATTTTAGACGAAGAGTTAGAGGGAATCTTGGATATAGACATGGAAAATTTCGGGTTTGAGTTTAATGACCCGTGGTTAGAGCATGAAAAGAACGCCGAGACGACACAAGACCGCGTAGAGCGTATTTTAAACCTTGATAAAGCGTCATACAAGGGCGAAGGTAAGTACGATATACCTTTACTAGAGCCCGTCTATGAAATCCCCGAAATAACGGAATGGAAGGGTTTTAACTACGTTTTAAGCGATGATAGCGAGGATAAATCCCATACGGGAATACATTTCTTTATTGACGACTATCAATTCGAGAGGTTATGGAATAATCCCGAGGCTTACGTCGATAAGTTGCGAGAATACGGATGCGTTGCTACACCCGACTTTTCGCCATACGCAGACATGCCCCACATCTGTCAAATGTTTAATCATTACAGGAAACATTGGGTAGGCGCGTTTTTACAGCAAAACGGCGTTACAGTTATCCCCACTATTCGAGCATCAAGGGACGAGCGTTCGTTGGAATGGTATTTAGACGGCGAGCCAAATGGCGGAATCGTTATTATATCCTCTATGTGGACGGCAAAAAATGACGATAAAGAGTATTTTTTACGAGAATATAACGGAATGTATGAAAAATTAACCCCGAAAAAGGTATTTGTTTACGGAAATGAGGTTGAGGGGTTACAAGGCAACATAGAATACTTGAAATCTTTTACGAGAGGGCGATTTGATGGCTAAAGGAAGTCGAGGAGGCAGACGAGGCGGAGGCGCGACATCGGTTTTATCATTGGGCGGAGGCTCAAACATACCGACTAACGCGGTAAATCTTTCCGACAAAGACGCAGATCAATTAAGGCAACAGCAAGACAGCATGTACGATGCTAACACTACGTCGGCTGTTAAGATGTATATATCCGATACGAATTTTGACCAACAGGGGCATAGTTTATCGCAGACTATGAATTATCTACTTGATAACGGAGTAGACCTTAATAATGTCGATTTGAACGCGATAAACAGACAGTACGGGTTAAGACTAACGGCTAATGACGTGGCATCGATGCAATACACCAATAGTTACATGGAAATCGCAACGCATACCATCGGAAAAGACGTTAATTTGGTTCGAGGCGCACATGATGATATACTAAGAAATGTATACGGCATACAGAACTATTCAACCATGTCCGAAAAGCAATTACAGGGTTTATTAGTCGGACAGAAGTTTTCAACAACGTCTTACATGTCAACATCTTACGACGTGAACAAAAACCCGTTCCTTGCGTCTAGTTCGGGCGTAAGCGGAGGTAGAGAGGTGGTATTTAACATTAAGGCGGGAGCAAATACTAAGATGTTATTCGGTGCTAAGAAACAATCCGAAATCATACTTGATAAGGGAACTAACTTTAAGATTACAGGCGTAAGGTATAGCGGTAAGACCGCAACGCCTAGAAACAGGGGTGCTATGCCTCAATTAATTATTGACATTGAAACCATTTAGGGAGGAAACCACAAATGAAGAAATCAAACATCGACGCGTACAAAGACAGAATGACAGCCCCCATCGGGATAAAGCCATTAGGAAGGGATAAGCCCGCTAAGAAGGTTGTCAGAAAGACCACACCAAAGAAAAAGGGAAAATAATATGGCTAAAGGTTCAAGAGGTGGAAAGAGAAACGGCGCAAGCGGTAGTACAACAATACCTAAGATGCAGATACAGCCGACACAGGTAACGCCCCCGAGTCCTAAAGACGTTGCAAATGGTAACGTATTACCAAAGGGAGGCGTGCCGTTTGACCAATTTGAGAAAATGACAGACGACGAGAAAGCGGATGTTGTTATTAAGGCGTTAGGTGTAGGCTTGCCGATGTTCTTGGATAATTCGGACATCCAAAAATTATCATATTACACAGGAATGTCGGAAAAACCCAAAGTCGTATCCGATTCCGCGCTTGATAAAATGAAAGGTACAGAGATTTTCCGTACTGTAAACGACGCTTACAACAGTTCAAAGGATATTGGATATACGGCGAACGATATATGTAAGCAGATTGCATACGGAGACTTTACGATGTATAGTGATAGTGGCGGAAGTGCTCACGGACGCGCTATTTACTTTGCGAGTAACTTTAGTTCGTCGGCGGGTTATGGTAGCGGATCTAAAGCCGTTACTATGAGAGCGAAAATAACAGGCGGTAAGACCATTAAGGAAAGCACACTAACCAATATGTATCAAACAGCCTTAAACCGAGGCGATAAATTAGCGGTAGCGTGCTCACAGGCGAGCGACTCCCGTTCAAGAGTCAACATGTACGGATTAGCCAAAGGATACGACGTTAAGACATCCGATTACGGCGACTACGTAATGGTATTAAATCGACGCGCGTTAACAGTTTCAAGTGATTTTAAGAAAACAAACACTCTAGGAAGTAGGTGGAAGTAATGGCGGAAATTGACTTAAAGTTTATGAAGGGTAACAGAAAGACCGCGAAAGCAATAGGCGTTACCATTAAGCCCGAAAGAGCCAAGACAACAAAGAAAGTGGCTAAGACAACACCAAAGAAGAAAAGCAAGTAACAAAGAAGGACGGGAATAAACCCCGTCCTTTTCTTATATCTTCCAAACATAACCGCAATTTTGGCATACAGCCATAGTTCTATTAATATTCTTGTTTGCTTGTATAGCAACGCCACCACCACTCTTAGGACGCTTAAAAATCCATGTCCACCATCCGAAGGTAATAAACCAAATAGGTTTCCACCACCAACCGATAAAGAGCCACCAAAAGAGGCTATGACCACTACGACTATACTTAAACTTAGTTGCGCCAACACTACTTGAAGTCTCACGAGTAACATTGACATTCTCACTTTTACATTTAGGACATACCATATGCGTTCCCTCCCATTTTTGCTTTGATTATACCAAAAATAGTCGAGAATGTGCATACAAAATATCAAAACGGGCATTGTAAAATCAAAGTAGGAACTTATAAGCACATAAAACGGGTAAAAGGAAATGGCAAACAACCAAAATTTGATTCCCGCGAGCGACCCCCGAGGACATCGAGTAAGTAGAGAGGATGCGTCGAGAGGCGGGAAGAAGTCGGGAGAGGTTCGGCGTGCTAAAAGAACAATGGCAGAAATAGCCAAACAGATAGCATCCGCCGAGGTATCAAGCCCCGAGGCTAAGAAGAAATTACAGAAATTAGGCATAGACGACGAAAGCCAAGTAAATAGTGCGCTTGTAACAGCGTCTATATTCCATCAAGCCATCAAGGGCAACATGCAAGCCGTCGAGCGTTGGGAAAAGTTGACCGATGTAGCAGACGACAACGACAAGTTATACGAATTGCCCGCGCGAGTTCTTGGTAAAGCGTTTGTAGACATCAACCGCGAAATCATGCCGAACATCGATTATATCTTTGAGGGCGGACGAGGCGGTTTGAAATCATCTTATATATCCGAGAAGATTATCGAGTTGCTTAAGAATCATCCTTTATGGCACGCGTGTATAGTGCGTAAAGTCGGTTCGACGCTTAAGGATTCTGTTTACTCACAGGAAAAATGGGCTATCAACGAATTAATGTTATCGGGTGAGTTCGAGCCGAAGGTTTCACCACTTGAAATCACAATGAAAAAGACACGCCAAAAGATATATTTTAGAGGCGTGGACGACCCGACAAAGTTAAAGTCAATCAAGCCCGAATTTGGATATATCGCCATTCTTTGGATAGAAGAAGAGGATCAGATAGCGGGAGAAGAGGAAGAGAGAAACATAAAGCAATCCGTCCTTAGAGGTGGAGACGAGTCTTATTTCTTTGCATCCTATAACCCGCCTAAGAGTAAGTCTAATTGGGTTAACAAGCGTAAAGAGATTCCTAACCCTAAAAGAGTAATACATCACAGCACGTATTTAGACGCGCCCAAAGCATGGTTAGGACAAAAGTTTATAGACGACGCGGAGCATCTTAAGGCGGTAAATCCCGAAGCATACGAACACGAGTATTTAGGTATTGCCAACGGAGACGGCGGAAACGTATTTGAGTACATCGAGATTAGAGAGATTACCGACGAAGAGATTAAGCGTTTTGACCAAATCCATCAAGGAATAGACTTTGGTTGGTATCCCGACAAATTCGCGTTCTTGCGTTCACATTACGACGACGACGCAGAAAAGATTTACTTGATTGACGAGGATTACGCTAATAAACAATCAAACGAAAAGTCGGCAAATAAGATTATTGAAAAGGGTTACGACGATTACGCGGTTATATGCGATTCCGCCGAGCCCAAATCGATAAACGACCTTAGAGACGCGGGATTACCCGCAAGAGGCGCGTTAAAAGGCGCGGGAAGTCGTGAATATGGGTTTAAGTGGTTACAGATACGAACAATCGTTATAGACCCTAAAAGAACGCCAAATGCCCTTAAGGAAATAACCGAGTATGAGTACGACAGGGACAAAGAGGGCAACGTTATAAGCGGTTATCCCGAGGGACAAGACGACCACTTGATTAGTGCTTTAAGGTATAGTTACGAGCCGTTTTTCAATAGAAGAGGTACAAGCGCATAAAATGAACATCATTCAGACAGTAAAAAGGTGGTTCACAATGAAATTTAAGTCAAAGGTTAACAGCGTTTTCGACATCAAGAGCGTTACAAGCGGTGAAATGGAATCCGCAATAGCGCGATGGGGCAGAACTTACAGAGGTTTTCCCGATTGGCTAAGTGAGGACGAGGACTTTCGTACAATCAACTTTGCTAAGTCATTATGCGAGGAAACCGCAAGGCTAACAACACTAGGCATCGGCATACAGATAGACGGAGAAAATGCCCGCGCCAAGTGGTTACAGGAACAAATCGAGGGTATCTATTACCGCCTAAGAGAATGGGTAGAATATGGTTGCGCGTTCGGTACAATCATCATCAAGCCCAACGGCGAAAGTGTAGACCTAATCACTCCCGCCGATTTTATCATTACAGACGAAGCAGATGGAAAGATAAAGGGAGTTGTATTTATCAATCGCGCCGTTTCGTCTAATCAGAAAAAATTCTATACACGTCTTGAATATCACAGATACGACGATGACGGAAAATACGTTATCACAAACAAATGTTATGTCGGAAAGCAGAAAGACGACATGGACGAGGCTATCGACATATTAGATACGCCGTGGCGCGAGTTATCGGAGGAGGAAACTATCGAGAACACCGAGCCACTATACGGCGTTTTGCGTATGCCAAAGGCTAATAACATCGACTTTGATTCCTCTTTAGGTATGTCTATCTTTTCAGAGGCTATGGCGGAGTTAAGGGACTTAGATATAGCATATACGCTTTACAATTTGGAAATCGAGGACTCAAAGCGTACTGTTTTACTTGATTCCGATAGGTTAGTAGCGGGCGGAAAACTGAAAGAGACAAATACCAATTTTGAGGCACAGAAAGCAAAATTGAAGTTACCTAGATTCGTAAAGAATGTATATGGTAACGGAGACGGGCAATTTTACCAAGAAATTAACCCGACAATTAACACCGAGGGTAGATTGGTAGGCGTGAACGCTTTACTGTCTCAAATCGGCTATAAAGTGGGTTTTGCGAACGGCTATTTTGTCTTTAATGAGTCACAGGGTATACAGACCGCGACAGGCGTAGAGGCTAACGAACAGAGGACAATTCAGTTTATCAAGGACGTTAGAGACAAGTTAGAGGATGCAATAACAGGATTAATTGATGCGTTAAATTCCTTTGCGGATCTATACGACTTATCCCCCGTCGGCGAGTACGAAGTCAATTACAACTTTGGAGACATTACATATAACTACCAAGAGGACAAAATGACATGGTGGGGTTATGTAATGCAAGGTAAAGTGGCGTTTTGGCGTTATCTTGTTAAGTTCGAGAACATGACAGAGGATGAGGCAAAAGAGATAGCAGACGAAGCAACAGCAAGCCAAATGCAACAGTTATTCGGAGGTGAATAAATGGCTATTCAAATGAGGCGCGGTTTGCGTCAAGATTTTGACCCGACACAGATGGTAGCGGGCGAATGGGCGGTATCCGTAGACAGTTCTACAAGTAATCAGATAGTATGGATGTGTTTTGGCGCGGGCGTGGTTAAGCGTATGGGTACATACGAAGATTTTCAAACCATGATAGGCGAGATAACAGACGACATCCGAGACGATATGTTGGCGATAGAGGCGGAAGTACAAGCCCTTGCGGACGCGGTAGGCGACGACAAAGACGCGGTGGCGTTAATGAAAACAACCATCGAGCAGACCGATTTACCCGCAATACAGGACTACGTTACCATATGTCAGACATCCGCACAGAACGCAAGTCTAAGCGCATCGAACGCGAGCGGTTCGGCTACACAGGCGAGCACAAAAGCAACCGAGGCGCAATCGTGGGCGATTGGCGGGACAGGCACGAGACAGGGCGAGGACACAAACAACGCTAAATATTGGAGCGAAAGAGCGCAAAGCACATCGTTAGCACAGAGCGATTGGACGGAGAACGACGACACAGACCCGTCCTATATTGCACATAAGCCCTTTAAGACCATAGGAACAGGCTTAAACGTTGATGGTAACGGCGCGTTAAACGCGGACGGCGTTTCAAGTTATAACGACTTGTCAAATAAGCCCCAAATTAACGGGAATACGCTTACAGGCAATAAATCCAATGCAGAATTGGGAATACCCACTAAAACAAGCGATTTACAAAACGATTCGGGCTTTATAACTGATATTCCCGTAGCAACATCGAGTACGGCGGGAAAGGTTAAGCCCGACGGCACAACAACAAGCGTCAACCAAAACGGCGAAATTTCCGTTATTGGCGGTGGTGGCATGGAGTGGGACGGCTTAGAGACATCATTAAGGAAAAACCTTTTTGATTTAAGCAAAGTCGAGGAAAAAAACCTAATTTTTGGCAACCTTGAAATACAATTTAACGACGACAATTCAATAACCTTAAATGGCGAAATGTCGGCGACAAATTGGTTTAGGATTCTTGAAACAGGACAAGACCCCCACAACCTTAAACAAAGCGGTACATTTATCCTTAGTGCGGATTTTGACAGCACAGACACGGGGGCAACGTTAGACGTTATTGCAAAGCCCGTTGACTCGTCCGAAACAGTAACCCTTGCGTCATATCCGTCAGACCCCGAATTTACCATAGCAGATATATCGTTATATTCGTGGGTTTCTTATCGTTTTGTGTCTCATGGAGTCGAAACTGTTAACGACTTTACGTTTAGACCTATGTTGCGTTATGCGTCCATTACGGACAGCAAAATTACGCCTTTTGTTCCCGATAATGTTGAGTTAGCGGAGCGAATAGAGAAAAAAGGTGAAGAATTAGCCGATGTTTCTACGTTTTACGGCGCAAAAAACATTCTCGAATTAATGCCGTTAGGCGGACGTTCCGAGGTTATTAATGGCGTTACATTTACAGTTAACGACGACGAGACAGTAACAGTAAACGGAACGGCAACACAGGGGACATATTTTACACTTAGGAAAAATCCCGACCTTCCATTTAATACCGATTTGATTTTATCGGGCACGCCATACGACACGAGTAATAATAACGATTTTCTTATGACGTATTGGAAAAGCGGAGAGGCACAGCGCGTAGATGCGGGAAGGAGCGTAAAGTTTCAAGCGTACACGCCCGAGACGGGCAAAGATGTGTACTTGCAAATCTTTATCAAGAGCGGATATACAGCCGACAACATTTTGTTTAAGCCCATGATCCGTTTAGCGTCAATAGCGGACGATACATACGTACCATACGCCATGACAAACACAAATTTAACGCAAAACAAGATTGGCAAATTTAGTGATACAACATATGTCCCCGTGGACTCAATCGCCTATGATGAAACTAATAAAGTTTTAGGGCTGAAAGTGAATGGTGCCGATACAGTTATCCCTTTTAAAAAGGGCGGTTTAGGTGATGCCGAAGATATAGTTATGATTGGTGGCTACATGGAAATAATGATTGCTCTTAATAAAGAAGGTAATTGCCACTATCATTCAAGCGGAACTCGAAGCGACATAATCACCAGATTGAACAATGGTGAGTGCTCTTTTATATCGGGTGCGAGTGCTGTAAGCGGAACAACCAGCTTAATAGCCGTAACCATATCTAAAACGGGTTATTATGCAATCGGCTTCGAAAAAACCTATACACAAGGGCGAATTATATTGATAAACTCGGGCGAAAATCATTATGTATCATGCGACTATAACTTTATCTGTTATTTTGGCGATACAAACCCGTTTGCTTAACTTTCCCTATGGCTAATCATCAAAAATAATGGTCTTTGTACCCGTAGTGTAATAAATAGCTGTGGTCTCACCTGCATTTTTATGAACGCCATCAACAGTACAACCCTTATTCCATGTGTATATATAGTTGTTATTTGAATAAGTCATGGTGTAATATTCGGGGCAACCATCATAGGGGAATTGATATGAGTGACCGCCTTGAAAAACAATGTTGTCATCCGCATCATAAAGAGTGGTTAAATATGTACCCCACACCATCTTCTTGACTGATAATCCCGATTTAAAAGGGAGCCATGTATCCGCACCTCGTTCCCTATACATGGGCTTGTCAGTTGTGGAATCATACTTGAGTTCTATATCGACTAAAGATTGTGTTAAATTTGTGATTAACTATTAATTTCCTAGAAAGGAGAAAAGAAAATGTATAATTTTACAGGAGTCCAACATACAAAAAACGGGGATGTTACAATTCCCGTACTTGGGTACGATACCCGCGATGGATACAAACAAAAGTATCATCACGAAATGGATTATGCCATGTCTAATGAGGATTTTTTAGGGCTTTCTATTCTTGTTTTTGATAACAACGGAAACACAGTTTTTCAAGATAATTGGGTAAGAGAAACACAGCCCACACCCGAGCCCGTAGAGGAGTAAGAACATGTTAACCCCCGATTATATCGCACAGGCGACAGACAAAGCCGAGGCAATAGCGGACGCGATGCATAACAGCATAATAAAAAAGGTTGTACGCGCCATTGTAACGCGATTAAGTCGGGGGGATGATTACATCCTAACCCCAAAAGACAAGTACATGATAGGCGCGTTACAGGACGCGGGCGAACTTATAAAAGACATTCAAGCGGAATTATCGAGACTTACACCCGTTCTTGATAGTGAAATAGCGGAGGCTTTCGAGGACGCGGGAATAGAGGCGTATAAGTACGATAAGAAGGTGTATAAGAGCGTCGGAATTGACAACGGGAAGTTTAAGGAAAGCCCCCGAGCATTAAGGGCATTACAGCGCAATTATGAAGCAACCGAGGGAAGTTTAGACAACTATACAAAGACAACCGCGCAAGAGGCGGGGACAGCATATACCCGCGAAATGAATAAGGCTATGACAATGGTACAGAGTGGCGCGGTAGGGCTTAACGAGGCGGTTAAAGACGCGGTATTGGATATTGCAAGCGATGGGATTACGGCTATTCACTACGACACAGGGCGCAAAGACACGCTAGAGACGGCTGTTACAAGGGCGTTAAGGACGGGAATAAGTCAAGGCACATCGCAAATGCAATTAGAACGCATGAAAGAAATGGGATGCGACTTAGTGATCACATCGTCACACTTAGGCGCAAGACCTACACATGAAGTTTGGCAAGGCGGAATCTTTCATGTCGATTGGAAAACGTTGAATATCACAGCACAGCATAAGAGCGACGAAGAGATACCGACACCCGTAACAACAAACGCGAAATATCCCGATTTTGTGCAAAGCACGCGTTACGGATGGGTAGACGGACTATGTGGCGCGAATTGCCGACATCATTTTAGCCCCTATTTTGAGGGGATGCCTAACCCGTTCCCTCATTACGACAGCGAGGAAAACCAAGCGAGATACGACAAAGAGCAAAGACAACGCTTATTAGAACGTCGCATACGCAAAACAAATAGAGAAGTCGAGGCATTGAAAGAGGCGGTTGACGCGTGCCAAGACGAGAGCATGAAAAAAGACCTTATGGACGCGCTAACAGCAAAAAAGAAGCGGTTAACCGAGCAACGCAAGGGTTATAAAGAGTATTGCAAGGAAAACGGCTTAAAAGAGCAATATGAGCGTTTAAAGGTATTAGTAAAGAACCGAGCAGAAAACAAGGCGAGCGCATGAGTTATCAATATTACAATCCAAATCCGCGTAAAACCCCCGAGGCGGGCGATTGCGTAATACGAGCAATTACCAAAGCCACAGGGAAAAAGTGGAATGATATTTATTTAGGCATAAACATAATAGGTTTTTTTATTAAGGACATGCCGTCAAGAAACAGCATATGGAATCGATACCTAAAACATTTAGGCTTTAAACGGCACATGGTAAACCAAGACGACTACAATGTTAGGGCGTTTTGCTTTAATCATCCCGTGGGTACATTTATCCTAGCCATAGACGGGCACGCGGTTTGTGTGGTCGATGGAATATATTACGATTCGTGGGATTCGGGCGACGAAATCCCATTATACTATTGGAAGAGGTGAGTTTATGGAGTATTTAGAGACGTTTTTAGCCATTTGTGGCGGTATTACAATAGTCGGAGGAGCGGGAACGGCAATATATAAAGCCCTAAACCCCGCCGTTAGGTTTAAAAAGCGTGTGGAGAAGTTGGAAAAGGACGCAGACGATAACCGAGCCGAGATAAAAGAGGTTAAGGAATTACAGGCGGGGACAATCCGCGCATTAGTAGCAATAATAGATCACGAAATAACAGGAAACCATATTGACGGATTACGCAAGACAAAAGACGATATTATGAAGTTATTGACCGAGGGTTAACGCTTGTCGGTGAAAATAAGTAATTTCGTAGTATCGGAGTTAGATTATTTTCGCACGAAATGTAACTTCACAGAGATAGAACGGGAGTTATTTGATTATAGAGCCAAAGGAATATCGTTAGAGACGTGCGCCGAACTTATGAACGTAAGTACATCAACGGCAAAAAGAGTAAGTGCACGCGTGAAAGAAAAACTGAATAGAGTATGACACTTTTTTGAG